AATCCAGTGGATTCTACCTTGCTGGTTTTACTCATAGTTAATTCCTATAAAGTTGTTATTAATGGTATTTTAAAGAATTTTTTTTTAAATAAATATAATTTACTTAAATTTATCTAATTGATTTTTCGTGATTTTACCTTTTTCTACCATTATACGTAAATGTTTTTCAACATTATTTAAACTTTTAATGGCCATAAATATTTTTTCTCTCATATTGGTGTCTTGGTCAAGAGACCCTTCCCACGTTCTTAAGTATTCTTCTTTTAAAGATGTAAATGCTTTTTTAAAAACATCACTGTTTAAAATAGTTTCTGCTTCTCTCGCATGAAGCAAATCTTGCTTTTTTTCTGACATTAAATAGGGTCGTAATACATTCTATTTCTAAAACCAAAATCATCCATTAATCTTGAATTTCTTCCACTCATTTGAGCTAAATCTCTTTCTGGCGAAACTACTTGTGGAATGCCAGGATTTACTTTTGGTATTGGTGATGCTGGGCTTTGTGGAGAAATGCCTCCAAATATATTATATCCACCAGGCATATTTGGTGAATAACTAATACCTGGCGCAAATACATTTGACATACTTTGATTACCCATTCCTGCTGAGTTAGCTGATGGATTAGCAAAGAGACCTCCAAGCTGATTTAGTGCATCACTTGAATTAATTAAAGGGTTGTAT